CATAATGCAAACGATATAGATAGGCATTTTGAAGAAGGGTATAAATTTTTACAAGGCGAAGTAACACAGTACGACGGCACACGTAATACAAACAGCAATGCTACATGGGGAGCCGACTATGCCTTAGTTGATGAGAATGGTATAAGACTACACTATTGGATTGAAAATCAATTTACACAAGCCGCAGTGCAACGTAATCCACTAACAGAACGCTTTGAATTACATAAGAGCGATCCGCAACAAGCACATGATGAATGCTCGTTTGTGCATCACCAGTGTCATCATTTTATCAATGGCAAGTTATACAAATGTGGACCAGTTGGCATAATGCCAGAATTTGATGACCAACTAAAATTTGATATAAGCGAAGATGATAGAAAAATACTACACAGCTACGAACCACTTTCTGTACACGAATTTGCACAACGTGGTAAACAGTTTATAGATAATATTGATGAAGTGATTGATCAATGTAAATTTTGTCCAAGCAATCGTAAGCCACTTGAGACTATAGAAAGTCTAAACAAAAAAAGATTTAGTACTAGTAGTTTTAAAGATGTAATAAAAGAATAGCCTTAGGACCGCTCCAAAGGCTAGGGAGGGATCTGCCCTAGAACCAAGTTATCGCTACCCTGGTTTTAAAAGTGCCATTTAAAAGGTTGACAATGAACTTACCTAAATTTTTAATATTCAGATTTGCTCCTGGAGCTGCTGGTAACTTTGTAAGTTCAATATTGCAATGTAGTCCAGAAGTGGCACACTTAGACACACAGCAACAAGAAAACAAACCAAAAAACAACTGGTTGCAGTATTTTAATAAAGTTTTCACTAGCGATCTTGCAAATTGGACTAGCAAAGAACCAAGTAGTGTATACAACTGGGGGACAAAAAATATATTTTCACAAAAGTTTGATCGAGGCAATAAACTTAGTGTTAGGCAATTTGAACAATTAGAAAAATTACATTGTACCGATGCATATCATAAAGCAAAGCAACAACAACTGTATATTCCTATTTTTTGGCACAAGAACCATATGCCAGTTTACTTTGCAAATAGTATCACTGTAACAATAGATATAGATACTAAATTTGCAGGACGTTGGTTTAATCGGGCTAGATATAAAAAACACTACAATGCAAAATACAATCACAGTGGTATCACTGTTGATATTATGGAAAATCGCCCTAATTATCAAGTAGCAGGATTTACAAATCCAAGTGCTAAACAATTTTCAACACTATATCAATTTGTGCGGGAAGAAATAATAAACGATGTATTTAGGCAAAACTTTACTAATTTACAAAATGTTACTTCGTGGAATATACCCAATGTACATTTAAACCTAAGTCACATCTTAACTGATAAGTTTGCAAATCAGTACCATCGTATATGTGGTTTCTACAACTTAACTCCTATACGAAATACCATAGAGGTTATTCAACTGCAAGAGCATTGGTTGAATTGCCATAAAAAACCATTTGACAATATTACGGTAACATAGTATAATAAATCATATAAGGAGTATTAATATGACAACACAATTCGACGCGGAACAAAAAGCAAAACTTACACAAATTATCAACGAAGGTATGGGTGTAATGAGCGAAGTCGAAGCACTGAATGAAGGACTTAGTGACACAGTAAAAAGCATTGCTGAAGAACTACAAATCAAACCATCAGTGCTTAAAAAAGCAATACGTATTGCACACAAAGCAAGTTATACTGCTGAAAAAGAAGACCAAGAACTATTAGATGAGATACTTACAACTGCTGGAAGGACCTTATAATCTGTGAGTTATGTTGATGCACTGTTTGACAGAGAGAAAGATAGAATACACGTTGTAGAACGTGTAGATGGCAGGAGAGAGTATCGAGAGTTTCCTGCCTCATACTGTTTTTACTATGCTGACCCAAGAGGCAAGCATAAAAGTATCTATGGACAACCTGTCAGTAGATTTTCAACACGTAACAACAAGGAGTTTCGTAAGGAACTGCGTATGCAATCAGGTAAAGATATCTTTGAATCAGATATTAATCCTGTGTTTAGATGCTTTGAAGAAAACTATAAAGGCATTGATGCACCTAAGTTGCAAACTGCGTTTTTCGATATTGAGGTTGACTTTGATCCTGTAAGAGGATATAGTTCTCCAGCAGATCCTTTCAATCCAGTTACTGCTATCAGTATATACTTGCAGTGGATGGAGCAGTTGGTAACACTGGTTATACCGCCAAAGTCAATGAGCTGGGAGACTGCACAAGAAATATGTAACGAGTTTCCTAACACAATGCTATATGAACGTGAAGAGGATCTTATCAGCACGTTCTTAGACTTGATTGAAGATGCAGACATAATCAGTGGTTGGAACAGTGAAGGTTATGATATACCCTATCTTGTAAACAGAGCCACACGTATACTAAGCAAGGATGATACTAGACGTTTTTGCTTGTGGAACCAATTGCCAAAGAAACGTACATTTGAACGTTTTGGATCAGAGAACATTACATTTGATACCATTGGCAGAGTGCATATGGATTACATGCAACTGTATAGAAAGTACACATATGAAGAACGACACAGTTATAGTTTAGACGCTATTGGCGAATATGAACTTGACGAGAAGAAAACTGCATATGAAGGTACACTGGATCAACTGTACAATCAAAACTTTAAAACGTTTATTGAGTATTCAAGACAGGATACTGCACTGCTTGATAAGATGGATAAGAAGCTCCGTTTTATTGCACTAGCAAGTGAACTAGCACATGCTAATACTGTGTTATTACAAACAACAATGGGTGCGGTTGCAGTTATAGAACAAGCAATTATTAACGAAGCACATGAACAAGGCATGGTTGTGCCTAATAGAGCACAACGTCTTACAGATGATGATACTGCGGCTGCAGGTGCTTATGTAGCATATCCTAAGAAAGGCATACATGAATATGTTGGTGCTATTGACATCAACAGTTTGTATCCAAGTGCAATTAGAGCATTGAATATGGCACAGGAAACTATTGTGGGACAACTGCGTCCTATAATGACTGATAACTATATCAAAAACAAGATAAACAACAAAAGTTCATTTGCTATGGCGTGGGAAGGCTTGTTTGGCACACTAGAATACACTGCCGTAATGGAGCAACAACGTGGCACAGAGATAACCATCGACTGGGAAAACGGTGAGGAAAGTGTACACAGTGCCGCAGAGATATGGAAGATCATATTTGATAGCAATCAGCCTTGGATCCTAAGTGCTAACGGTACTATATTTACATATGAAAAAGAAGGCGTTGTGCCTGGCTTGTTGGCACGTTGGTACAGAGAACGTCAAGAGATACAAAAGAAACTGAGAGCCGCAACTGATCCTGATGAACGTGAGTTTTTAGACAAGCGACAGTTGGTTAAGAAGATTAACTTGAACAGTTTGTATGGTGCTATTTTGAATCCAGGTTGTAGATTCTTTGACAAACGTATAGGACAGAGCACAACACTTACCGGCAGAGCAGTTGCACATCACATGGATGCATTTGTAAATGAAACAATCACAGGCAAGTATGACCATGTTGGCGATGCAGTGATTTATGGTGATACAGATTCAGTATACTTTAGTGCATATCCAATACTGAAAAAAGACATTGATGCAGGCACAATGGAATGGAACAAAGAAACCTGTATACAACTGTATGATGCTATAAGTGACCAACTTAACGATAGCTGGCCACGGTTTATGGAGCAAGCATTCCATGTGCCAAGAGACAACGGACTCATTATCAAAGGTGGTAGAGAACTTATTGCGGACAGAGGATTGTTTATTACAAAGAAACGTTATGCAGTAAACATATTCGACCTAGAAGGCAAGAGACTAGACATAGAAGGCAAGCAAGGCAAAATCAAAGCAATGGGCTTGGACTTGAAACGTAGTGATACTCCAAAGGTTATACAAGACTTCTTGATGACCTTGCTTGTTGAAGTATTGGCTGGTGCTGGCAGAGACAAAATTATTGAAATGATTAAGACGTTCAAGTATGACTTCAAGGAACGACCTGCTTGGGAAAAAGGTTCACCCAAACGTGTGAACAACCTAACTATGTATAGCAAGAAGGAAGAACGTGAAGGTCGTGCAAACATGCCTGGACATGTTAGAGCTGGCATGAACTGGAATACTATGAAGAAAATGAATTCAGACAACTATAGCCAAAGCATTATAGATGGCATGAAAACTATTGTGTGTAAACTAAAGCCAAACCCACTAAACTGGACCAGCATTGGTTATCCTACAGATGAGATGCACTTACCACAATGGTTCAAAGAACTGCCGTTTGATGATGCACTTATGGAAGCAACTGTGGTTGATCAAAAGATTGACAACTTATTACACGTTCTTGAATGGGATTTGGCAAGTGAAACAAACACAACTAATACTTTTAACACACTATTTGAGTTTGACTAATGACTGAAAAATTACAAGATATAGTTAGATATAGAGCTATGGTTGATAGTATAGATATGGATACTATTCGCAGAGATATCAATAAAACACTAAGCAGTGTATGCAACGATCTAGCAATAAACAACTTTGATACTGAAAGTCTTAAAGATCGCATGCTTCATAGTCAACTAAAGGTGCTGAATAATTTAGAGGACATGGCACTTGATCTAAATACATTTAAGGAAGAGATCAACAAACATGTAAAACAGATTGAAAATCCTTACTATGAGAAAAGCAAAGAAATTTATAAAAAACGTACACTGATGTCGCCAATGGATAAACTTAGTCAACTCAAGAACAAAGATTTGTTATTTCATGAAGATACAACCAAGTTATTGATAAACGCAATAACTATCAAGATAAGCAATCAGTATGCGTGTTGTCAACTTGCACCCGG